TCTCAGAACTGAAAGAAGCTGAACTTCTGACTGAAAGACTAAATCTTCTTCAGACTGTTGAACCCTATATTGGTAGGTTCTATTCTCAGGATTATGTTAGAAGACATGTTCTTCAACAGACTGATAGCGATATCCTTGAACAGGATGAACTTATTGAGATGGAGATTGAGAATGGTATCATTCCTGATCCAAATACAATGGTTGATCCTATGGGTATGGAAGGTGGTACACCTGTTCCAGGTGGAACTCCAGCACAAGAACCTACTGACCCAATCAAAGCACCAACATCCCCAAAGGACCCTGATCTAAGTGGTCAAGGAGTTATCTAAATAACAAAGTAATGAAATCTTTAAACCATGGATGAACTTATGGATCTTTTGGTGACGGACGGAAGTTCCTCACAAATCAGTGACAAAATCAAAGACGTTCTGTTTGCTAAGAGTGCAGCTAATATCGAAGCAATCAGACCAAATGTTGCAGCATCAATTTTTGATGGTGATGTAAATCTTGACACCGAAGAAGGTGGACAGACTGAATTTGAGTCTGATGTAACTCTGGAAACAGAAGAAGAATAAATAACTACTATACAACTATTGTAATTAAAGATAATGTCTGCGACAAAACCAGTAGGTGTTAATACAACCTTTGCTACAAGTGCAACTTCTACTCAATCTGTAGTTTTTGCTCACCAAACTGATTCCCTCAGAGTTGTTGCAGAAGGTGCAGGAGTTCACGTTGCAATTGGTACAAATCCAACTGCAACAGTTGATAACTTTTATGTTTCGACTTTTGATACCGAAGAAATTTCTATTGGTCCTGTAGCTACTAATAGAATTGTTGGTATTACAACAGGAACTAAAACAACTTTAGATTTCCCTGAAGGACAAGCTTCACCATTTGTTGTTGGTGATGCAGTCTCTTTGACTGTAACTGGAGTATCTGCTTTTGATTTTGAACATAAGATTGTGAGTGAGGTTAAAAACTCATCAGGTCGTGATGGTTATTTCAGTTCTAGAATTGTTGTTAACCACGATTCTAGTTCTGTGACTGATGTTTATAATGAAAATAACTGGGCCCAATTGAGAGGTTCTTTTAAGGTTGCCGTAAAGACTAACTCTGGTACTGGCACCGTATTTTTACAACAAGTTCAAGTATCCTGAGAAATCAAATGAAACTCATTAGAGAAGAAATCGAATCAGTAGATTTTATCGTTGAAGAGAAAAACGGTAAAAAGAATATGTTCATTGAGGGTATCTTCCTTCAGGGAGACCTCAAGAACAGAAATGGTCGTATGTATCCTATGGAAACTCTGAGAAAAGAGGTCCAGAGATATACTGAAGCCCATGTAAATTCTGGTCGTGCTCTTGGTGAACTTGGTCACCCTGACGGTCCTACTGTCAACCTCGATAGAGTTTCACATAAGATTGTTTCTCTTAAGGAAAACGGAACGAATTTCATTGGTAAAGCAAAGATTCTTTCTACCCCTATGGGTAAAATCGCTGAGTCACTTATTTCTGAAGGTGTGAAACTGGGTGTTTCCTCTAGAGGTATTGGTTCACTCAAGCAAACAAGAGAAGGTGTCAACATTGTCGGTGATGACTTCATGTTATCAACCGCAGCTGACATCGTCGCTGATCCTTCTGCTCCTGATGCTTTCGTTGAAGGTATCATGGAAGGTAAGGATTGGGTTTGGGACGGTGGAATCCTTAGGGAAGCCCAAGTCGCTAAGACTTACCAAACCATCAACACACTTGTTACTCAAAAACAGTTGGATGAGAAGAAACTTGATCTTTTCAATGACTTCTTAAACAACCTGTGATAAGAATAACAATTTATAAATAAATATAGATTAAATAAGGTTAATCGGAGAAAGTTCAAATGTCTCGTGGAGATCTACAAGAAATGGAGCAATCCAAAACTGCTGTGAATGCGAACGCTAAAGCCGGCGACCCCATGCAGCAACTCTCAAATCCTGGTGAAGGATTATCTGGTTCATACGAAGATCTTGGTGGTCCTAGCCCTGAGAACTACAAGCCTGACGACGATTCTGCAAAGCTCAGAGAGCCTAAGATCGCAACTGTCAAGGACGTTGTAAACAAAGGAGCAAAACCAGCAGATCCAATGAAGAAAATGGCCAAAGAAGAAGTAGCAACAGAAGAGGAGGTTCTTGAAGAGGACCAAATCGAAACTACTGATGAGGTCGTTGCAGAAACCGAAGAGTATGACATCGAAGAAGATGTTAACGCTCTCCTCGGTGGTGAAGAACTCTCCGAAGAATTCAAAGAAAAGGCTAAGGTCGTCTTTGAAGCCGCTCTTTCCTCTAAGGTAAGAGAAATCCAGGAAACCCTGGAAACTCAATACGCTGAGAAGTTGGCTGAAGAAGCCCAGTCACTCAAGGGTGAACTTCAAGAGCGTGTTGATTCCTATCTTGAGTATGTCGCTCAAGAATGGATGACTGAAAACCAACTCGCTATTGAGCACGGTCTGAAGACCGAAATGACTGAGTCCTTCCTGTCTGGCATGAAGGGACTTTTTGAAGAACATTATGTAACTATTCCTGAAGATAAATATGATGTGCTTGAGAGCATGGTAGAAAAACTTGATGATATGGAGACAAAACTCAACGAGCAGATTGATAAGAACATCGCTCTGAATCAGAGACTGGCAGAGTCAGTTGCTGATGGAATCCTTGATTCCGTTTCAGAGGGTCTCGCGTCAACTCAAAAAGAGAAGCTCGCTTCACTTGCCGAAAGTGTTGAGTTTGAAAGTGAAGAAGAATATCGTGAAAAGCTGGAGACCCTGAAGGAGTCATATTTCTCCTCCAAGACTTCAACTCCAAAATCAGAAGCACCACAAACTCTTTCAGAGGGTGTTGACTCAACCGTTGCTCCTACCTCAACAGGTATGGATCAATACATGAGAGCACTGGGTGCTTTCAAAAAGTGAATTTAACATTCATTCAAACAAACAACTAACTTATAGGTAAAAGCAAATGTTCCAATCCGAGCATCTGCAGGAAAAGTGGAGTCCACTTCTCGACTATGAGGGCCTTGATCCAATCAAAGATCCCCATCGTAGAGCTGTAACCTCCGTCCTGCTCGAGAACCAAGAAAAATTCCTCCGTGAGGAGCAAGCCTTCAGTCAGGGTATCAACCTGATGGAAGCACCAACCAACTCAGCTGGTTCAAACCCCGCCGGTTTCTCTGGCTCCGCTACTGAAACTGGTCCTGTTGCTGGTTTCGACCCTGTTCTGATCTCCCTGATCAGACGTTCAATGCCTAACCTGGTTGCATATGACCTGGCTGGTGTTCAACCAATGTCTGGTCCTACTGGCCTCATCTTCGCGATGAGATCACGTTACTCCGAAAGAGGAGAAGGACAATCGGGTACAGAAGCATTCTTCAACGAAGCTGATACCGCTTATTCAGGTCAGGACGCTGGTTTCGATCTGACTGGTGGTTTCTCCGACGTTAACGCTGGTCTGGGTACAACCTCACAGACTGGTACTAACCCCACTGTTCTGAACCCTGTCGGTACTGCTTCTTCAACCGCCTATGACGTTGGTCAGGGCATGCAGACTGGTGATGCTGAGAACCTGGATGGTACAGGTGCTAACGCATTCAACCAGATGGCTTTCTCGATCGAGAAGGTCACCGTAACCGCTAAGTCAAGAGCACTCAAGGCTGAGTACTCCTTGGAACTGGCACAAGACCTCAAGGCTATCCACGGTCTGAACGCTGAAGCCGAACTGGCTAACATCCTCTCAACCGAAATTCTGGCTGAGATCAACCGTGAAGTCATCAGAACCATCTACAAGGTGGCTGAGCAAGGTGCTGTTTCTAACACCGCTACCGCTGGTGTATTCGACCTGGATATCGACTCCAATGGTCGTTGGTCCGTTGAGAAATTCAAGGGTCTCCTGTTCCAAATCGAGCGTGACGCTAACGCGATCGCACAAAGAACTCGTAGAGGAAAGGGCAACATGATCATGTGTTCGGCAGACGTTGCCTCCGCACTGACCATGGCTGGTATCCTGGATTACACTCCAGCACTGAACGCTAACCTGAACGTTGACGACACCGGCAACACCTTCGCTGGTACAATCAACGGTAAGTTCCGTGTCTACATCGATCCATATTCGGCTAACCTGACCGCAGGTAACGCAGCTGGTGGTAACCAGTACTACGTTGTCGGTTATAAGGGTTCTTCACCTTATGACGCTGGTCTGTTCTATTGTCCTTATGTTCCTCTCCAGATGGTTCGTGCCGTCGGTGAGAACTCCTTCCAGCCAAAAATTGGCTTCAAGACCCGTTATGGCCTTGTCGCTAACCCATTCGCTGAAGGCACCACCCAAGGACTGGGTCGT